GGCCGCCGGTGCAGCCTCAATAGCCTGTTGCCTGGCTACCTGCTCTGCTCGCTGCTTACGTACGGCCTCAATCTCTTTAGCTCCGTTGCGCCATCGTGTGGGCACAGCGTGTATTGCCATCAGTTCCGGCATAGCCGCATCCACATTTAAGTGGTCAAAAGCACTTGGGTCCCCAGTAGCCGCTGAATGCGCTTGCGCAAACTCCATACTTCTGAACAAGCCGCTTGCCTCTTCGGCGCGTTGTGCTCTTGAAAGTGGGGAATCATACTCAACTTCAAACTCACCCCCCACCTCTAGCAATTGCTCCGGCGGCTGGGGTAGTAAATTTTGTCTCGCCAATATCTCCAGCTCACGTACTATCATTGGCCCAAGAAACTCTGATTGCTGGCGCCCCATAGTCGGCCCTAATAGAATTCCTTTCTCTCGTGTCTTCTCCAATACTTCCGTAGCCGTCGCTTGTGGCGAATCCGTTAACAACTGAAATAGTGTAACCAAGAACGCATCATTAATGACTAACCTTTCATCGTTCATCATTTCACGACCAACCGCTAAATTACCCACCGGTAGCGCATGCACCAACGCTCTTCCTTGCTCCGTGACCCCTCCTGAATTAAGCGCCCCCGGCTTTAAAGAAAACCCATCAACAATTCCGTCATCATGAGTAAGTAGCACCGGCGCTACCGCACGATGCCCTTGCGTCAATACCGTTTTCTTTTCCTCATTAAGCGTCTTCACTGACGGCAACGCCAGCATACCCGGGGACCTACCGTAGATCTCGCCAGTAGTGGTTATGTACCTACTGACCGCCACAGGGAACTCTCGATATCCACCGCGAGATATTAACGTCTTTTCTTTGGTGTAAATGAATAAGGACGTAAAGTCCATACCTCGACTGTCCTTTTTCGTAGGGTCTTTATCTGCATTAGGGGAAATAGCGTGTAGAAACTCATGCTCTTTGTCCGGTCTTAAATCCAAATCCTGAATAACTGCATCCGGCAATCTGTCTCTGCCAAATTTTTGCTCAGCCTGCCTGGCTGTATATTTCATGTGGGCGAACATGGTGTCTATAACGCCCTGGTAATTTTCTAAAAAATAAGTACTACCTAGAGGCATTGACTTATATCTGATACCCCGCACCGATTGCTCATCCACGAACAACGCTCCTGTACCAAAAGCGCCTAACGCGATGTTTATCTCGAAATATTGTCCGGCAAAATTAGCTTTAGGACTGTATCGGTACTTAAAAAGCAGGTCCGTTAACTCCTCAAAAAAAAGAGAAACTTCTCTATCTTGGATTAACCGTTTCAGCCCAGGTACGAGCCCGTGCCATCGGGAATTTCTAGGAGCCACCAAAGATTCAACCACTGCCGCAAATCGAGGCACCGCCAACACCGCCGTTGAGTCAAAAATCTTCTCAGTGCGTTTTTCACCTTTAACCTGTGATTTAGATAGAAAAGAACCGCGCTGGCTAGGAAGCATCCGTTCCGCTATCTCTTCCCAATGCGATTCCCAAATAGTTCGGTCAGCTTTCGCTTTCTCAGCGCGCTCAACTGTGCGTTTGCCTATTGGGTCTACGTCGTGCACGGCGGTCAGCTAGTCGTCTTTCCAAAATATCAGACAACTCTCATTAGCGCCAGTTGTGACTTTTATCCCATTCTCAAAGCGCAACCCTTTGCCGAAATTACCTAAAGGATATGACCCAATAGTGGCCAGTGTGCTAGGCACCACATTGAACACCACGGCGTTGCCGTCCTTAATAGAAATCACATCCGACGCCCCTAGCGCGGTTACGTAAATGCCGTACACCTTACAAGGGTTACTCGTTACAACTTGATCCGTTTGATTCAATGCTACCGGCGTTACATTCGCATCACTGTGCATATTAAAGTCCCAATAGTCGTGCTACAGATAATTCGGCAGGTTCATCTTGCAACCCCTGACCCCCAGTGCGAATAGTGGACCTGCGCCCCCGTCTATTGCGCTCCCGCCCAAAAACCGCCTGTTCGGCAGCAACCGCCGCATCAGATCGAGAAGGTGGAGCGGGCGGCACATTAGCCTTGCTTGCTGCAACCTTTCTATCAAGCTTACTTGGACCGGAACTCATAACAGGGTACCTTTGCGCGGGGTGTTAGCCAAATATATCATAATCGACATCCTTTGCCACTCTATTGCGACGAATATGGGCGTAAATCTTGGAGTCGCTACGCGCCACTTTAGTTGCAAAAGTCAGCACCATAGCGTCCCCATCATCAGGAGACGCCAATCCTCTTTTCTTCATATCCGCTTTAGATTCAAGTAACTGCTTATCTCCGTCAACCCCTGCATACCGATATTCCGGCCCAATGGAATCATCATACAATTCCTGATCCTGGTCAAGCGCCCCTCCGGCCAGCCACGCTCTATATAGCGCCCACATCTCAATCCGCTTATTAGCCCACCGCTGCGATTGCGATTTAGCCCCAAAATGAATCTCGTTCACTTTATATTTTAGTTCGCGAAGTCTATCTATAACGCCACTGCCATTGCCCGCATCAATATTAACCGCATCCGGCTTGTATTTATCGATGAGCCCGGCCACGTTGTACGCCAACTGCATGTTATCCATAGTTCTGTATTTATACGGCTCTATCGCCCTCGCGTTCCTGCCCTGCCTAAACCTAACCACACTTTGGTCATCGCCGAAACGGGCAACATCCACCCCCATAATAAGAGGTGCGTGGAGATCCGGCAACACTTCTCGCTCTCTCGCCGCATCCACCAACGCCACAGATATGAACTGATTCGTGCCGCCATACGGGAACTGGCCTTTAACTCTAACCCTGAAAAAATCAGAATCCTCACCATAATCCTCTGCCCATTGTGCCTGCTTCGGCGTTTTAGATATCTCAACGGTCCTGGAATCCACGTTTCGCGTAATCCAGCGTTTTCTAAACTTACCAAAACATTCTCTGAATCTTCCAGTATTCCGGGTGGGGTTCCCATAGCATAGCCAATACGGCTCTCCATCCGTCAGCGTCCCTTCTGTCACCTCCCAAATATCATTATGAATCGCACTGGCTTCATCGTAAATCGTTATCACCGCCCCGCTGGCATTATGCAGCCCTGCAAACGCTTCTGTATTTTCCAAATTCCATGTTGACGCATCGAACCGCCAGTTTTTTTCCGTACCCGGTTCCAACACACAATAGAACGAAGTGGCCGTCCATTTAAACCAATGCTTGTTCACAGTTAACTGGTGCCATTTGGAGAGTTCTGGCCAAGTCTTAGTACTCAACTGATCACCGGTGTTGGCAGTTACCACTCCACGACAGAAGCGCCGTGTGGACATAAAAAATATAATCAGCCAAGCCACCTGCGCAGACTTGCCAATGCCGTGACCACTGGCCGTCGCATCCTGATATGGAAGCACTTTTTCACCATTAAGTTTACGACGTTCATTCTCCATCATATGATTATGCAGCGCCATTAACTGCTGCTTCGACCACTTGTCTGGCCCGTTCGGAAAATTCTCTAATGGCGTTCCTTTTTTGCCCCACGGAAACGCGTACAGGATAAACGCCAAAGGATCGTCGTACATATCAAATATGTCAAAAATCAATTGCTGCTTAGAATTGGAAGTCATCAATGCCGCCTACCCATGCCGTTTCACTGCCTCCCTGAATAAAGCCACTGTTCTGCTGCCGATAGTTACGCACCCTTCTCGGGGGGAAAATTCAACTCTATGCTCATATAATACATTATCTATCCGGGAAACCCTATACCGAGAATATCTCCGCTCCCGGAAAAACCAAAGACTTAATTCCTGAATTGGCACGCCTTGACAAGACACTGTTGGAGGGGAATTTACGTTACTGTAAATTACTGGTCGCTCTCGCAAACGGATAAATTTAATTCTTGCTTTGGCTATTTTCAGTAAATCTTTGATTTTATTATATTTTTTTTGGGTAATTACTCGTATTGGGGCGCCTAATTGAGGGAAATCCTTTATATAGGGGTTAAACATGACGGCCGTTATTCTCGTTTTTAGAGAAAATCATTCTCGTTTTTAGAGAAAATGTGGTGAAATGGTGCATTTATGCCTGTCGGGGGCCCCTAACGTTGCAGCCGAAAACGCAACTTTGGCCCCCCACCCCCCCCACCCCCCCCCTTTGAAATCAATGACTTACGTGCAACCGACCGCGTCAACATGTTGGCGCAGGCCAATAAAATCAAGGACTTACGGCGGAAACGCATAAATGCCCCGCCTAGCAAAATCAATAGCTTAGCCCAGCCGATACTGCGCATCTTGCCTAGTGAAATCAATGACTTACGCAGCCTAAACAGCCTCAATGTGATACGCAACCCCAATGAAATCAATGACTTACGCAGCCTAAACAGCCTCAAT